GTTAAAAAAACTACAAAAATTAAAAAATCTAAATAGGAGATTACAATGCCCGGTAAAAAAACAATGAAACAAGCTAAAAAACTTGGAATGAAAGGATCAGGCTATAAGTCTGGTAAAAAAGTTGAGAAAGTTAAGATGAATATGGGTATGAAAGTACCATCTATGGGTATGCAAGTTCCCACTTATAACGATGTAGTTAGAAGAAAAACTGGCGGCAAAGTATAGTAAGTTAAAAACTTATGCCTAGAAAAAAGGAAAATCCTATACGCAAAACCACTAAAGGTAAGGGTGCTAACTATCGCCCTACCAAAAGTGGTGCTGGTATGACCAAGAAAGGTGTAGCTGCATATAGAAAAAAAAATCCCGGAAGTAAGTTAAAAACTGCTGTTACAGGTAAAGTTAAAAAAGGAAGTAAGGCTGCTAAAAGAAGAAAGTCTTATTGTGCAAGATCAGCAGGACAACTTAAAAAAAGTTCAGCTAAGACAAGAAATGATCCTAACTCTAGAATAAGACAAGCAAGAAGAAGATGGAAGTGTTAAATATATGAAAGGCGTAAAACATTATAAAAAAGATGGTTCTGTTCATAATGGTGGTATGCATAAGATGTCAGATGGTTCTTTGCATTCTGGTAAATCACACACTAAAACTAGCCAGAAGTTATTTCACTATGGAGAGTTAAGCAAGAAATCAAAAACAAAAGCTAAAACTTCTTGGAATAAATAATGGCTATTTCAAGATCAAATATGAAAAAACAAATTTCCTCTGCTGGAAAAAAGAAAAAAAAAGTTCCATATGGAACAAAAAAAAATAGGAAGAAATAATGGCAACAAGTGGAACTACAGCTTTTAATTTAGATTTATCAGATATTCTTGAAGAAGCTTATGAGCTATGTGGTTTAAAAATGAGTTCAGGTTATGACTATAGAACTGCTAGACGAGGTTTAGATTTATTATTTCTTGAATGGCAAAATAAAGGATTAAATCTTTTTTCTGTTGAAACAGGAACACAAACATTAACTGAAGGAACTATAAGCTATGATTTATCTAGCAATGTACTTGAAGTAATTGAAGCATTTATTAGAACAGATGTAGACAATACTACGAATCAATCAGATCAAACATTAAGGAGAATATCAATAAGTGAGTATTCACATATTGCTAACAAACTTTCTAAAGGAAAACCAAGTTTATTTTTTTTAGATAAAGGAGCTGTAAATTCTTCAATTAAATTATGGTCTGCTCCAGATGGAAGTAAAACATATACATTAGTTTATTACTATATTAAAAAAATAGAAGATACTGGCTCACTAGCTAGTAACAATGCAGCAATACCAACAAGATATTTGCCATGTTTAACTTATGGATTGGCTTACAATATAGCTTGTAAGAACAATGAAGCATTAGCAAAAGTGCCAATGATACAACAAAGATATAATGAACTATGGAATGAAGTAGCTGATGCAGATAGAGAAAGAGCATCTGTTAGATTTGTTCCTTTTAATTCATACAATTAAATGTTAAAAAAGTTATTACAGTTTTATTATAAAATTACTAAAGAACAGTATGAAGTAATAGTAGTTGAATATGATAAAGAAGGAAATATGTCTAATACTTTTACTATTCAATTAAAAAAAATTATTAAAATTAATAATACTTTTTTAAAAGGTATAGATATAGAAAGTAATTTATATACTAAATCTTCTGTTAATCCATTTAACTATACTATTAGGAAAATATACTAATGTACGCACAAGGTAAAAAAGCATTAGCAATATGTGATAGATGTGGATTTACATATCGTTTAAAAGATTTGCGATACGAAGTACAAAACAAACAAAAGAATGGANTAAAAGTATGTTATGAATGCTTTGATCCAGANCAACCGCAATATAATGTTAATGAACTATCTACTATAGACCCTCAATCATTATATGATCCTAGGGTAGACACAGGAGAAGCAGACTCAAGAAGATTATTTGCATTTGATCCTATCGGTGGTGGAATTACAGCATTAGGCTCAAGAACAGTTGGTTTGGATATAACAGCAAAGTTAGGTCAAATTACTTTATCTGGAGTAACAAGCAGCCCTTCACCATCTCCTTCACCATCTCCTTCGCCATCACCCGACACAGCAACTCCAACAGCAGTTACTGGAACAGCAAGTTTAGGATCAGTAACATCTACAGGAGCATATGGTGCTACAACTTATACAGTAACTGTAGCAAGTTATTCTGGAGCAAATTATTTTTATATAGATGGCTCTAGAGCTGCAACATTAAGTCTTACAGAAGGACAATATTATAGATTTGATCAATCAGATAGCAGCAATAGCACTCATCCATTAAGATTTTCAACAACTTCGGATGGAACACATGGTGGTGGATCAGAGTACACTACAGGAGTAACAACTAATGGAACTCCCGGAAGTTCAGGTTCATATACACAAATAGAAGTAGCATCTGGTGCTCCAACACTTTATTATTACTGTACTAACCATTCAGGAATGGGAGGTCAAATTAACACATGACATATTTAGAATTACAATCTTTAATAAAAAATTATTTACAAAATACAGAAACTACTTTTGTTTCTGATATTCCAAATATAATTAAACAAACAGAAGATAGAATATTACAAGCAGTAAAACTTCCTGATTTTAGAAAAAATGTTACTGGAGAATTAACAGTAAATAATCAATATCTAGCAACTCCTAGTGATTTTTTAGACAATTTTTCTTTATCAGTAACTAACTCTAACAATCAAGAATTTTTATTATTTAAAGATGTTAATTTTATAAGAGAAGCTTATCCAAACTCTACAACAACAAGTGTACCAAAACATTATGCTATATTTAATGATTCTACATTTATTGTTGGTCCAACACCTAACGCATCTTATAATGTAGAACTTCATTATTTTTACAAACCAGCATCTATTACTTCTGGAGCAGATTCTGGAACAACATGGTTATCTTTAAATGCTACAAATGCATTGTTATATGGTTGTTTATTAGAAGGCTATATATACATGAAAGGTGATGCTGATATGCTAACTGTTTATAATCAAAAATATAATGAAGCAATAGCAAGATTAAAAAATCTTGGAGAAGCAGAAAATACTACAGATCAATACAGAGATGATATAGTGAGGACACAAAGAACATAATGTTTACTGTAGATGTAGAATCAACAATAGGCGATGTAGTTGTAGAAACTACACAAAATAAAGGTTTAAGTCCTGAATATTGGGCTGAAAGAATGGTAAATAAAATTGTTAGTATAAGTGATCATGCTGATCCTATGGTAAAAGCACAAGCACAAGCATTTAAAGAATCTATACAAACAGTTATTTTACTTTACATGAAACAAGCTATAGCAAGTGATAGAGCTACTGTAGCAGGTTTATTAAACAAACAAGGTCATAAAGATATGGCTGATATTATAAGGAGACTATAATGGCAATTTCACAAGCTATGTGCACATCATTTAAAAAAGAACTTTTAGAAGGAGTGCATAATTTTAAAAACTCAGGTGGTAATACATTTAACTTAGCACTCTATACTAGTAGTGCTTCTTTAAGTGCAGCTACAACTGCATACACAACTTCAAATGAAACATCAGGTACTAACTATACTGCTAAAGGTGCATCACTAACTAGAGTTGATCCTACTACATCAAGCACAACTGCTTTTACTGATTTTGCAGATTTAACATTTTCTAATGCAACAGTTACTGCAAATGGTTGTATGATATTTAATGACAGTGCATCAGGTGATCCATCAGTATGTATATTAGCTTTTGGTGGTGATAAAACATCAACTGCAGGTGATTTTACAATTCAATTTCCTACAGCAGACGCATCTAACGCAATTATAAGAATAGCTTAATTTAGCTTATGGCTGCTATAACTGGTTGGGGTAGAGGCACTTGGGGTCAAGCTGAGTGGGGAAATCCTTTATCTGTAGAAGTTACCGGAGTAGCCGGTACAACTGCTATTACATCAGTTGCAGTAAGTGCTGGTGGTGAAGTAGGAGTTACAGGAACAGCAGGTACTACTTCTTTAGGTAACGAATCACCAGTTACAAATAATAATTTATCAGTTACAGGTGAAACTGGAACAAGTGCAGTAGGCTCAGTAGCTGTAAATGCAGCAGCAGTAACAGGTGTATCAGCAGTAGCATCAACATTAAACTTAGGTGATGAAAGTTTAATTACTAATAATAATCTTAGTGTTACAGGTTTTGCAGGTACATTAGGATTAGGATCAGTTATAGCACAAGCAAATGCAGATGTAGATGTAACTGGAAATCAAGGAATAACAGATTTAACTAAAGTAAATGTTTGGGGATTAGTAGATACATCTCAAACACCTAACTACTCAACGATAAGCACTTCACAAACACCTAATTGGAGTGAAGTTGCTTAAAGACTATATTATAATTAAAACGAGGAAAACAAATGGCAAGTACATATGTAAATGATTTAAGGCTTAATGAAATGGCTACTGGTGATGCTAGTGGTACATGGGGAACAAACACTAATGTTAATTTAGAATTAATTGGTGAAGCATTAGGTTATGGAACTGAAGGCATTACAACCAATGCTGACACTCATACTTCAACTATTGCAGATGGTGCAACCGATCCAGTTAGAGCTATGTATGTTGAATATACAGGCACACTAGATTCAGCTTGTACTATTACTATTGCTCCAAACACTATAAACAGAATGCAGTTTATAGAAAATGGAACAAGTGGTTCTCAAAATATTATTATTTCTCAAGGCTCTGGAGCAAATATAACTATTCCGCCCGGAGATGTAAAAGCAGTTTACCTAGATGGAGCAGGAAGTGGAGCAGCAGTTGTTGACGCTTTTGCCAGTCTTAATGTTGTTGACCTTAAAGTACAAGACGATCTTACAGTTACAGACGATGTCATTATTGGTGGCGATATAGACCTTGAAGGCTCTATAGATGTAAATGGAACAGCTAACCTAGATATTGTTGATATAGATG